GGGGCGGCGTTTTTTTACGCATAGAATTCTCGGCAAGGGTTACAGCTGGGGCGCATAGGGGCAGTTTAGGTGTCCAGATCGGCCATCCGCCGAAGCAAAAAGGAATTTATAGTAACAAAACAAAAGAAAAAGCAAAATTAAGGGCGCAAAACAGGCTAAAACGTATTTATTAACACCTAAAAGCAAAATTGCGTTATAATAGAAAGAAAACAATATAAAGCAAAATTAGAAAACATATAAACTCAATTTTTCTATTAGTCCAAATATGAACCTTAGCAACGAACAGATAGAGCAGATCACCAAGAAGAACTTTGCAAATATTGTCAAAAAAGCATCGGATGGAAAAACTTTATCTAAAACAGAATTAGAATTACTGGACTCTCTTTCAGAAGAAAAAAAAGAACCATCGCAATCTGAGCTTGCTAAAATTTTAGGAGTTACTAGAAAAACTTTAAATAAATTACAGAGAGAAGAAGGTGGGCCAGATAATAATTCTTTAGAAGAATGGAGAGACTTTTTAACAGATAGGGCATTACAAAATAGAACAGGATTAGAACATCATCTCCCAGAAGAGATGAGAGAGTGGAAAAAGAAGCTCGTAATTGCTCAAGCGGGAAAAGAAGATGCCCTATGCAAATTAAAAGAATTACAGCTAGAAAGAGAGCGAAAAGATTTAGTTCCTATGGCAGAAGCAAAAAAAACAATAAATAAAGTTTTAATTCCTCTTAAACAAAAGCTAGAAGCTCTTCCGAAGTCTATAGCTATTAGTGCAAATCCTGCTGATCCCGTTATGGCTGAGATGGCAATAGAAGAAGAAATTAAAAACATTTTAGAATCTATTTCTCAATAGAATGCTCGACTACGCAAAAAATCTTTTAACTCCAAGCAACAGAACTTCTGTAGAAAAATGGGCAAGTGACTCTGTGGTTTTGTCAGAAAGAATTACAGAGCAATCAGGAAATTATAGCACCAAACATTATCCTTATGTTAAAGAAGTAATAGAATCAATGCGTGACCCAAGAGTAAACAAAATAAGTTTATGCTGGGCATCTCAAACATCTAAAACTACCAGCTTTTATATAATGTTGGGATATGTAATAGATCAAAAACCCCAGCCAATTCTTTGGGTATTTCCTAATCAGCATCTTTGCAAAACTTTTAGCTATGATAGGTGGATGCCTTTTTGTAGAGAATCTAAAGTAATTAATCAGCACATTCCAAGGGATAAAACAGGAAACATTGATGGCGATAGGTTCACAATTCAAAAACAAGAATTTTCAAAATGCACTATGAATTTAGTTGGTGCTGGTTCTTCTGCGAATGTGCGATCTTTTCCTGTCTCTGTTTTAGTTTTGGATGAGATTGATGTTATTCCTGAATTTACTCGCAAAGAATGTTTGGATCGAATCAAAGCCAGAAGAAATTATAAAATTTTACAATCTTCTACTCCTGTTAGTTTACGAACTGGAATATGGACAGAGTTTGAAGAAGGAGATAGAAGAAGGTTTCACGTTCCTTGCCCTCATTGCGAAACAGAGTTTTTTTATCGACTGTTTAATGATGAAGGAAAATTAAATCTTATTTGGGATGAAAATGCTATTACAGATGAAGGAGTAGATTTTGATTTGATTAAAAAATCTACTTATTACGTTTGCGAAAGTTGCGGAGAAAAATTAAACGATTTAGATAAGTATAACACTATTCAAAAAGGAAAATGGATTGCAGGTAACTCAAAAGCAGAATCTACAAACAGATCATATCATTTAAATAGTTTCTATTCTCCTGCAATAACTTTTTCCCGAATAGCTGTAGAATTTCTAATAAGCAAAAAAAATGTAGAGTCAGAAATGGCATTCTATAACGGTTGGCTTGCAGAACCGTATAGAGAATTTGAAAATCATTCTGCTGATATTAAAAAGTTAAAAGAATTAGAATCTGATTATGAAAAAGGAGAGATTAAAGGAGAATACAGATTCATTGCAGTTGATGTTCAGCGAGCAAATTTTTTCTATGTTGTTAGAGGATTTGATAAAGATGGAAAATCATATTTAATAGATAACGGAATAGCATTTAATTTTCAAGAGCTTGTTGAGTTATCAACAGAATACGAATGCAATCACGGAATAATTGATACAGGTTACAGAACTCAAGAGATGTATCAAGAGATACACGATCATATGCCTTTTTGGTTTGGAGCAAAAGGCCAAGACAGAATGCAGAACTCATATAAAATAACTTCTATTGATCCGTTTTATCACGATCAAAAAAAGGGCAGATCAAAAATTCATCTAATAAACATAAATAAAAATGTATGGCAGCAAGAGCTATTAAAAAAACGATCTGGCTCTACTTTAGATTGGCATCTTTACAAAAATTTAGAACCTGACTATATAAAACAAATACTATCTACAGAATATAAAGAGAATATAAATCGCAAGGGACAAAGTAAACTAGAGTGGGTGGTTGCACCTCACAAACAAGATCACTATTGGGATTGCGAAACATATATTTTATGTATGGCTCATATGTTAGGATTAAGAGCAGGTGTAAAATTAAAGAAAAAAGAAAAACCAAGTAAAGCACCTATTAAAAAAATAGAACCAGATAGTATGTGGGATTAAAAATATGCCTTTACCAATAGCATTAATGGCAAGAGCGTTGCTGACTAGAAGTGTTTCCGCTGGTGGCAGCTCAAGAGCTGTTTCTGGAATTAATGTAGAACCTTTTCAAAAAGCATTAGAAAAATTGCAGAAAAATTGGAAAGGAAAAAACTGTCCAGTAGAAATGCAAAAAGTGCAAGAAGGTATGGCAGGTTTAGTTCTTGCGCGAATGGCAAATAGTTTAGGTGTAACTTCTCCTAAAGGTTCGTTCAAAAAAACAATCAAGCAGGGTAAAAAACACATAGAAAGAAAATTTAAATGGAGACCAATAAAAAGAGGCTTCACAGGAAGTGGCCCTTTGCCTAGAGGAACTCCTGCGCCAGCATATAAACACGCTCTTAAATCTATTAAAGTAAATGGTTACTGGCATTATTATGATAGAGCATTCCTCTACCAGAAGAGGGGAACTCTTTCTATAGCTGAAAATGCATTAGCAATTAGAAAAAAACGAGCTATGAAACGAGTAGCTTCTAGTAAGGCGAGTTGGTTTGGAGTAGCAACAAAATTAAAATTGCCTACTGGTCATTTTTTAGAAAAATCTCAATTAAGATTAGCATATAATTCTGCTGGTGGAAAATTTCAAAGACAGACAAATGGGTGGAAAGTTAAAACCGAAAAACAAAAAGGATATATAGTAAGATCAACTTCAAGGAACACATTAAATCCGCACGTTAGAGGAATAAAAAATGTAAATGCTTCAATAAAAGGTGCTTTAACAACTGTGAGTAAAATGGTGAAAGAGGGGTATTTGAAGAGCATGAACGAAACTACAGACTTCTTGTTTAAAAGTTTTAGAGGTTAATTTGGGACAAAGAGCATATAGTATATGGCTGTAAATGTTTCGGTAGCAGATTTGACAACTATGCGTGACAATTTGGTTACGGCATATACTACTCTATGCAACAATCCTACGAAAACATATCAGCTATCTGATCGTATGTTTACCTACGAAGATAGAGCTGATATTTATAAAGAAATAAGTCATTTGACCAGAATAATTTTAATGCGAACAGGAAGCACGAAAGCTCTGGGTTCAAATAGAGTGGATTTACAAAACTGGTCATAACATGAACGTACTAGAAAGAGCAAAAACTGCGCTTAAAATTGCATTTGGATATGATGCAATTTTAAACACTCGATCAAGAAAAATAAGAGGTTTAGAACCTATTCGCTCTGAAGAAATTGAAATTCAGGGCTATAATAGAGACAGACTTGTTAGCACTCTTTTAAATTTAAAAAGAAATGATCCTGTAGTAAAAGCTATTTCTCGTTTGAGAAAAACTGACGTAGTTGGCAACGGAATACTTCCACAGCCAGCAACAGGAGACGAAGATTTAGATAAAAAAATATCTGAGTTGTGGCATCAATGGAGCGAGTATCCTGAGATTACAAAACAGATGGATTTTTGCGAACTTCAACAAGAGGTTATAGATTCTACTCTAACTTTTGGAGATATAGGAGTTGTATTTACCAAAGGTGGTTACTTGCAAGTAATAGAAGGAGATAGAATTAGTAGCAGTAATTATGTTTCAACAGAAGCATCTAATAATAAAAATGGTGTTATTGTTGGTAAAAAAGGACAACCAGTTTTTTATGAAGTTGCAGATAGAATAAATGGTGCTTTAACAAATTTCGTTCAGATTCCTGCGAGAAGTTTCTGTTTATTTTATAAAAGAATAAGAGCGAATCAATATCGAGGAGTTCCAGAACTTGCTCCTTGTGTTAATTCTCTTCAAGATATTAGAGAATACGAATCTATTGAAATGATTTCGGCTAAAGTCTCAGCAAGTTTATCTGCTGTAATTAAAAGAAATGATAGTGTTCAGTTTGAAATGGCAAATAGACTTGAGGGAGAATTGCAAGATGACGTTGGAAGGTTAGAAAGGTTTGAAGCTGGGAAATTTCATTATTTAGAACCTAACGAAGATATACAGACTATTTCTAGTTCTGGTAGACCTAATGTTGATGGCATTGATTTTTGTATGTATCACCTTCGTAAAGTTGGTGCTGCTGTTGGGATTCCTGTTGAAATGATTATGTCAACTATTGGGCAATCATCTTTTAGTGCATCGCAAGGTTTGATTTTACAATATCAAGCTGCCATAGAAGAAAATCAGAGGAGACTAATTTATTTCCTTAATAAAATTTATAAATGGAAGTTAGGTTTGTGGATTTCTGAAGGAAAATTAAATCTTCCCGCGAACGTAGACGTAACAAGAGTTAGGTGGCAAAAGCCAGCTTTTCGTTGGGTGAACAGAGCTGCTCAAGTAAAAGCAGATGCCGTTTATGTTACTATGGGAGCGCAATCATTAGATGACATTGCTTCTCAGTTCGGAAATACTGCTTCAAGTGTTTTAGAGCAAAAAGCAAAAAACATAGTTACGGCAAAAGAGTTAGCTGCAAAATATGACGTAGGAGATTGGAGAGAATTATTTAATCCTGCTGGAAGTATTGACAATAATTATGTAGAATTACTTGGAGCAGATCAACAACAAGAACAAAATGACAACAATTAGATTACAGAGATATTTGGATAAAAAAACAGAAGCTAATTTTTTGCAATTAAGCACCTGTGAACAGATTGAAATAGAAAAAAAAGGCGATGTTCCTGAAGGAATTAAAGCGCAGTCAAAAAAGAAAAAAGATGATAAAAACCTGTTAAGTAAAGACGCCCGTTAATGTCATTCGCCCCTACAGACGCAATGTCCTCAGAGGCTAGGCGAGGTATTGCTTGGCGAAAAGAACACGGCAGAGGGGGAACTCGCGTTGGTGCTACCCGCGCAAGGCAGATTGTAAACAAGCAAAATTTATCTTTGTCTGTTGTAAGAAGAATGCATGCATTTTTCTCTCGTCATGAAGTTGATAAAAAAGCAGAAGGATTTCGCCGAGGAGAAAAAGGTTATCCATCTAACGGCAGAATTGCTTGGGCATTATGGGGAGGAGACGCAGGTCAAAGATGGGCAAAACGAATTAGAGATAGAGAGGCAAAAAAAATGTCAGAAGAAAAAAATAGATTAACTTTTGAGGCATCAATTCAAAACGTAGATCGAACTAGCGGAGTTCTGCGCGATATAGTAATTATAGAAGCTGGAGAAGCAAAGGGCCATAAAATGATGGTTACGAATCGCTCTATTGCTACAGCTTCTTCTCTTTTGAACGATGAAATTATTCCTGCATATATTACTCACGAAAATGCTTTTAAAGATAGGTTGCTGAATGAGATAGGAGCATTTGAAGGGTTCTATCGTGACGGCGAAAAAATTCGTGCAGAAAAATTTGAGGCATTTGAAAGCTGGAAACAGGATGAACCAGAAAAATATGATAGGCTTTTTGATTTAGCTGAAAAAATGCCTAATTCCTTTGGAATTTCTATAGTTTTTGAAGGTAATTTATTATGGGAAACAGAAGAAGGAGACTCTGAATATAGAGGGTTAAACTCGAAACCTGAAAATGCTTTCTATGATTTACCAACAATAATTCCAACAGAGATTTCTAGTGCTGACTTTGTAGATAGTCCAGCAGCTACTAATTCTCTGTTTAGTAAAAACTGGGACAAACCTACATATAATATGAGTGAAGAAGATATGAAACTAAGCGAATCAGCTTCTGCCGAAAAAGAAAAACGCGAAGCAGAAGAAAACCAACAACAAGCAAAGCCAGAAGTTGCTGAAGAGAAACCTGCTAAAAAAGCAAAAAAGAGCAAGGAATTATCTGAAGAAGCTGTGCTTGAGCCAGAGGCTGAAGTTGAAAAAGCCGAAGCTGAAGAGCCTGTGTCTGAGCAGGTTGAAGAAGAAGATCAAGAAGAAGATCAAGAGGAAGAATCTTCTGAGCAAGATGAAGAACTTTCTGATGTTGGCGAAGAAGTTTCTCTTTCAGAAAAAATGAACATTCAATTTGAGTTAATTGAAAGTCAGGAGAATAAAATTGCAGAGTTAGAGAGAAAAGTTAGCGCATTAAAATTAATTTTTGGCGGCGAGGAGCCTATTGGTGAAGGAGATAATTCTCCGCCAATTAGCAAATCAGAGTTAAAAAAGCAACTGATTGAAAAGCATATGAAAGAGAATCCTGAGAATGATCGTTTCACTGCACATATTGAAGTTGCTAAAGAAAACAAAGAACTGTTTGGACTTAAACAATAGGAAAAAAAATGGGAGATACTACATTTAATAATAGTAGTCGGACTTTCCAAGCAACCGCTGTGGCACTCGCAGCGTATTCCTTGGTAAAGGTGGATAGTGATGGCAAAATCAGCGTAGCAGGTGATAATAACACCGATGCTGTTGTTGGCGTCACGTTAGAAGATATTGCTGCTAG